GAGATAAAGGAGATACTGGAGATACAGATGCTAAAGGTGATACTGGTAGTCAAGGATCAAAAGGTGATACAGGAGATACTGGTAGTAAAGGAGATAAAGGTGATACTGGAAACGGTATTAAGGAAACAAGAGAAGAAAAAGGAATTATAACTTTTGTATATACAGATGGTTCTGAATTTGTAACTGAAGATTTAACTGGGCCACAAGGTAGTACTGGTAGTCAAGGAGCAAAAGGTGATCAAGGTGATACAGGAGCTAAAGGTGACCAAGGTGACCAAGGAGGCAAAGGAGATACAGGATCACAAGGAGCAAAAGGAGATACAGGAAGTCAGGGTTCTAAGGGTGATACAGGAAGTCAGGGATCTAAAGGAGATACTGGTAGTACTGGAAACGGAATAAAAGAAACTCGTGAAGAAGGAGGAGTTATCGTTTTCACTTACACTGATGGTTCTGAATTTTCTACAGAAGATTTAACAGGCCCTCAGGGTAGCAAAGGAGATACTGGATCACAGGGTGGCAAAGGAGATACTGGATCACAAGGTGGTAAAGGAGATACTGGAGCAAAAGGAGACACTGGATTACAGGGTGCAAAAGGTGACCAAGGTGACCAAGGGATTCAAGGGATTCAAGGTATACAAGGAGAAACTGGAGATGCTTGAGCAAAGGGTGATACTGGATCTCAGGGTGGTAAAGGTGACACTGGATCTAAAGGAGACCAGGGAATACAAGGTATACAAGGAGAAACTGGAGACACTGGAGGGAAAGGAGACACTGGAGATGCAGGTGCTAAAGGAGATACAGGTGGAAAAGGTGATCAGGGTATTCAGGGAATACAGGGAGAAACTGGAGACACTGGTGGTAAAGGAGATACAGGTAGCCAAGGTTCTAAAGGAGACACTGGATCTAAAGGAGATACTGGGGATACAGGAAGTCAAGGTTCTAAGGGTGACACTGGAAATGGAATAAAAGATACAAGAGAAGAAGGTGGGGTTATAGTTTTTACCTACACTGATGGTTCTGAGTTTTCTACAGAAGACTTAACTGGGCCAAAAGGAGACACTGGTGGTAAAGGAGACCAGGGTAACCAAGGAGATAAAGGTGACACTGGTAATAACGGAATACAGGTAATCCAAGGAATAAAGGGTGATACTGGTAGCCAAGGTGGACAAGGAGATCAGGGTGTGAAGGGTGATACTGGAACAGCTGGTTCAAACGGATCTAAAGGTGATCAAGGTATACAAGGAATACAGGGTATAAAAGGTGATACTGGTACAAATGGTTCAAACGGAGCTAAAGGTGATACTGGTACAGCTGGTACAAATGGTACTAATGGAGCTCAAGGTATTCAAGGTATTAAAGGAGACACTGGTAGTAATGGATCTAAAGGAGATCAAGGTAATCAGGGTATCCAGGGAAATCAGGGTGTTCAAGGTGATAAAGGAAGCACTGGTAATACTGGAGCAGTAGGCCCTAATTTTCCAGTATTCTTTAATGGAGAATTTACAATAGCCTCAATGACTGTTGATGAAAAGGCAGGAACTTGTACAGTTCAATTAGAAAAAGGTGGAGAATTAGACTTGCCTTAGCACGATAGAAGAAAAAATAAAATACTATCTTTGTACTTAATATAATTAAATAAAATCAAAATGAAAAAATCAAACGAAACAAAGCAGCTTACAGAAGCAGAATTAACTTCAATCCAGTCAATGACTAACGCTTTTAATCTTTTAAAAATAAAATTAGGAGATTATGAATTAATGAAGCAAGAGACTTTAGAAAAAATTGCTGAGGTAAAAACAGCATATGCTAAAGTAGAACTTGAACTTCAAGAAGTGTATGGTAAAGATGTTGAGATAAACATCGAGACAGGAGAGGTTAAAGAAAAAGAAGTAAAGCTGGAAGAAGTAAAATAAAAAACAGCAATGGCAAGAATTGAAAATACTACGGTCTACCCTACGGTCACACCAGCAATGGATGACCTTTTAATCGCTACAGATGTTAGTGACAATAATAAGACAGTTACGTTTTTAGTAAGTAGTCTTTCAGGTGGAGCAGCAGTACTTCAAGGCTTGCAATCAGTTTTAGATACATCTAATACAGCAACTCAAAATATTACTTTAACAGGTAATATTGAATTAGTAGGAGGATATATTGACTTATGTCAGCTATATGCTTCAGGTGCTACAGGAGCTGCTGGACAAGTATTAACTTCAGGTGGAGCAGCAGGATGTGTTACCTGGACAACTCCAGGAGCAGGTGGTGGAGGATGTTGTACACTTCAACAAACTACTGATGCAGGAGCATCAACCACAAACACTATTACAACTACTGGTGATTTAATAATGAATGGAGTTAATTCTCAATTCAATTTAAATAACGGAAGTGATATAGTTTTATCTTCTACAAGCACATTAACTTTTGTTACTGGATCTACTATAACTGATTCAGCTGGTGCTACAGGATCTACAGGATATGTATTAACATGGAATGGTACTGGTGTTACTTGGGCAGCTCCAGCAGCTTCGGCTTGCTGTACTTTACAAGAAACTCTAACTGCTGGCAATACAGCCACAGCAATAGGTATTGATTTTGTAGGGCCAAGTACAACAAACTTTAATGCAAGTGCTTCAATTATTTCTGCTGGTGGAAACACTTTTAGTGGAACAAATACATTCTCAGGAATATTAGATATTGATGGAACTGTTGAAGATGGAGTTGGAAGTGTAGGTACAGCAGGACAAATATTAAGCTCGACAGGCTCAGGTGTAGCTTGGATAGCTAATAGTGGTGTTCCAAATTTACAGGCAGTTTTAACTGCTGGAGATACAGCTGTAGAAGATATTAATCTAACAGGTATTATTGATCTAACAGGAAGTTTAGTATTAGGTAGTTCAACTACTGTTAGTGCAAACGGATCAGTAGGAACTGTTGGGCAGTATTTAACAGCAACAGCAACAGGAGTTGAATGGACATCAACAGCTGCGTGTTGTAATTTAAACGACACACTAACTGTAGGAGCTACTTCTGCGTTAGATATTACAATGACAGGTTCTGCTAATATAACAGCACCTTCTATGACTCCAGCTATATTGATTGCAAATAATGGAGCAGGAACAGTTGGTCAAATACTTTCAGCAACTGCTTCAGGAATTCAATGGGTAGATAACAATGCTACAGGAATGACTTCATTCTTTATGCAGGGTGATGGTGGTACTCTTCAGACAATAACTGATGGAAACACTTTTCAATTACTGGGTGATACTGGTATAACAACTACAGCTGTAAATTTAGATACTTTAAAAATAGATCTTGATGATACAGCAGTAACACCAGGATCTTATACTTACGCATCTATAACTGTAGACCAACAAGGTAGATTAACAGCAGCTTCTAATGGAGCATCTCCTTCATTACCTACAACTTATGATTTAGCTTCAGTACAAAACGGAACTGGATCTCAGATACAATTAATACCAAGTACTGGTGTTACAGATATTGTAGATATTATAGCTGGTACAAACATTACAATTGCTGATACTGGTAGCAGTCTTACTATATCAGCTGCATCGGCAGCTGGAATGACAAGCTTTAAAGTTGAAGGTGACTCAGCAAATACTCAAGATATAACTAATGGTAATACTATTAAGTTTGAAGGAGGAACAGGACTTAGCAGTTTAGTAAGTGCTACAGATACTGTTACTTTTAAAATAGATGATACAGGAGTTGCATCAGCATCTTATACTAATGCTAACATAAGTGTAAATGCTCAAGGGCAAATAGTAGCAGCTTCTAATGGATCAGCAGCAGGAGGAGGAACAGCAACTTATACAAGTGCTCAGAATGGTGTTGATGTAGATATGACTTATCTACAATCTAATCCAGCTTTAACTAATGTAGTTAAATTAGTAGCAGGTACAAATATTACATTAACTGACAATGGTAGTAATCAAATAACTATTGATGCTGCTGGTGGTGGTAGTGGAATGACCTCGTTTAAATTAGAGGGTAGTTCAGGAATTACACAAAACATTACTAATGGTAATACAGTAAGAATACTTCAAGGAACTGGTATTCAAACTGTTGCAAGTAATACAGATACTGTTACAGTAACTAATACAGGTGTAACATCTGTTGCTGCTGGTAGTGGTATAAGTCTAAGTGGAAGTACTGGTGCTGTAACTATAACTGCAACTGGTAGTGGATCAAAAAGTCAATCACATTATTTTAGAAGATCGTTCTATAATAGGGATTTACAGAACAAGTTTAACTACCCTTATTATATTTTTGAAGATCCAATTTTTCCACAGTTCCCAGCTCCAGTTCTTGGGCGAGTATCAAATGATATAATTCAGGATCAAATTCAAGATCCTGCTACAGTAGCTCCATCAGTGGGTGGTATACTATTAAACGCATCTTTATATAGTGGCCCAAAAACACATTGTGTTACTGGGTACAGAGATCTTTGTAGTGTAACAGTTAGACTTGTTTCAGATATAAAAGAATTTGAAATAAGACTTTATAAAGCTGAGATGTGTTTACCAGCAGGTACTCAAAAATTATGGACTTTAATTTCTGAATGTAAATTTGTTCCTGGAGCGAATGACACTAATAGAGCATTACTTTGTTGTGATATGGATCTTGCTAAGGCAACAACTAATAGCAAAAGGTTTGATACCGATGATGCGTTAATGCTGGTTTTATATACAACTGGAAATGGCGATGATCTTGGATTTATAAACGGAGAAATTTCGTATGAGATGCTTGATGGAAATGCTATGTAAATTAAATTTAAATTTAAATTAAAATAAAATGAAATGGATATTAGAAAAATATCAGTCGGAGCAGATTACAAGTCTGGAGCAATGCATTACATTAAAGGCCAAGAAGTTTTAGGAGGCAGTCATACTATTCATTTAATTCAAGCTCAAGAAAGATCTTTTAGGATTTGGATTATAAAAGACGAAAAGGTTTATGTGTGGAAAGAGTTTTTATCAACTCTACCTATATCGTTAGAGTATAACATAAACTTTTAATGAGATCTCCGAATTGCTTTATTGTAACTCCTAAAGATAATAGGAGATATGATAATAAGAAAGAGATTGGTGGAATGGAATTTATCACCAGCGTTTCTGAAGAAGATCATACTGTATCAAATCGTTTTGCAACCGTTATAGAGTTGCCTATAAACTATGAAGGCCCTATCTCAAAGGGAGACACTTTATTAGTTCATCACAATGTTTTCAAGTTTTATAATGATGTGAAAGGTCGCAGACAAAGTGGCCGAAGTTTCTTAAAAGAAAATTTATTTTTAGTTGACAACGATCAATTCTTTATGTACCATAATGGTGACAAGTGGATGGCTTGGGGAAAATATTGTTTTATAAAGCCTGTTGATGTAAAAGAATCCTATATATTTAAAGGGTGTAGTGAAGAACCTTTATATGGTATTGTTAAATACATTAATCAAGAGCTCTTAAATTTAGGAGTAAACGAGGGTGATTCAATTTCTTTTCAGCCTGATAGCGAATACGAATTTAATGTTGAGGGAGAGAAACTATATAGAATGTTTACAGACAACATAACAATGCTTGTATGATATATGTAATAGATAATTTTGTAGATCAAGACCTATTTGATATCGGTAAAGAATATTTAGACAAAGGAGAGTGGATTGATCAAAAGGCAGGTGATAAGAGTTTTTATGTTCAAAGCTCTCCAGAGTCGTTTAATGATTATGTTTTAGACAAGCTATCGATAAAAGAGGGTAAACCATTACAAAATATATTAAGCTTCTTTAGAATGTCTAATAACGAATTAGACACAAGTTGGAGAATTCATGCTGATTCTAAAATTAATGGAGAGAAACCTGATAGAGCTATTGTATTATGTATGTCTCCAAGAGAATTAGAAGAACTACATGGAACAGCTTTCTGGGAACATGATGTATATGGTAGTACAATACCAAAAGATTTTACAGACGAACAGTTTGACAAGATGATAACTGAAGACTCTGAGCAAATAGAAAAATGGAGATTAGCTTCTGTGGTAGGTTATGAGCAGAACCGATTAATTTCTTATCCTTCAGATTACTTTCATAGTAAATATCCAAACAAGTCTTGGAAAGAAGGTAGAGCAATTTTCGTAATGTTTTATAAATACATATAATGGATATAAAGGAACTTAAGTTAAGTATAATTGAAGCAGGAGAAAAAGCTGTTAAACAATTAATTAGAGTAGCTAAAGAAGATATTATTAAATACGAAGCAGAAGATCCTTTAGCAGCTGATAGATTAAAAAACGCAGCAGCTACTAAAAAATTATGCATCATGGATGCTTTTGAAATATTAAAAAGAATAGAAGAAGAGAGAGCTCTTCTTAACGGAACTGTAACTGAAAAGAAAAACAATACACCAAGAGGATTTGCTGAATCAAGATCAAAATAAATTATATAAAGTTTTAACAAACTACATTCCTAAATCTGTTTTAGTAAATAAAAACAGGGCAAGAACTTGGCTCTATGGTTATAACGAAAAGTATAATTTAGTTATTATATCTAAAACTGGACAGGTAGGTAATGTTATAGATATCAATGGGTTACAGATAGGATTACCTCCAGCACCTAAGGAAGTATATAGTCGCTCTTCAAAAAAAGAAGAACAATACTGGGAGATAGTTCCTTCAGTTCGAGATCTAAGTAGAATTAAATCTATATTTCAGTGGCACGATACTCCAGATGAGTTTAAGACTCAATGGGTAGACTTCATAGAAGAAGAATTTAATAGAAGAGAAGAAGGTCATTGGTTTATGAATAATGGAAATCCTGTTTATATAACAGGAACTCATTATATGTATTTACAATGGACTAAGATTGATATAGGTAATCCAGATTTTAGAGAAGCAAATAGAATATTTTATATTTTCTGGGAAGCATGCAAAGCTGACAAGAGAAGTTTTGGAATGTGTTACTTAAAAATTAGACGTTCTGGATTTTCTTTTATGAGTTCATGTGAAGGAGTAAACAAAGCAACTATTACTAAAGATGCTCGTATTGGAATATTATCTAAAACAGGTAGTGATGCCAAAAAAATGTTTACTGATAAAGTTGTTCCTATCTCAAATAACTATCCATTCTTTTTTAAACCCATACAAGATGGTATGGACAAACCAAAAACAGAATTAGCATATAGAGTTCCTGCATCTAAGATTACTAAAAAGAATATGCACACTTTAGCTGATGAAGAGTTAGAGGGATTAGATACAACTATTGACTGGAAAAATACAGGAGACAATAGTTATGATGGTGAGAAATTACAATTACTACTTCATGATGAAAGTGGTAAATGGGAAAAGCCTGATAATATATTAAACAACTGGAGGGTTACAAAAACATGTCTCAGGTTAGGTAGTAGAATTATAGGTAAGTGTATGATGGGATCTACTTCTAATGCCTTAGATAAAGGTGGTAGAAACTTTAAAGCATTATATGAAGATTCTTTTCCAACCAAACGAAATGCAAATGGTCAAACCAAAAGTGGACTGTATTGTTTATTTGTTCCTATGGAATGGAACTTTGAGGGATATATAGATCGCTATGGAATGCCAATACTTACTACTCCTGCAAAACCTGTTATAGGAATTGATGGAGAGGTAATAACTTTAGGGGCTATAGATTACTGGACAAATGAAGTAGAGTCTTTGTCTCAAGATCCAGATGCATTAAATGAATTTTATAGACAGTTTCCAAGAACAGAGTCTCATGCTTTTAGAGATGAGAGTAAACAATCTTTATTTAATCTTACAAAGATTTACCAGCAAATAGATTATAACGATTCTTTAATAATGCCTCATCACATAACAAGAGGTTCTTTTAGCTGGAAGAATGGAATAAAAGATACTGAAGTTATTTGGAGTCCAAACAAAGATGGTAGATTTATTGTAAGCTGGACACCTCCACCACACTTGCAAAACAAACAGTTTGAGGAAAGAGGAATGAAGAAACCAGGGAATGAATCTATTGGTTCATTTGGTTGTGATTCATATGACATATCAGGAGTGGTTGTTGGTAAAGGATCTAATGGATCTTTACATGGTCTTACTAAATTCAATATGTCTGAAGCTCCAAGTAATCATTTTTTCTTAGAGTATATAGCCAGACCTCAGACAGCAGAAATATTTTTTGAGGGAGTATTAATGGCTTGTATATTTTATGGTATGCCTATATTATGTGAGAACAATAAACCTCGTTTATTATATCATTTTAAGAACAGAGGATACAGAGGATATTCATTAAATAGGCCAGACAAAACATACACTAAACTTTCTAAAACAGAAAGAGAATTAGGTGGTATACCAAACAGTTCAGAAGATGTAAAACAATCGCATGCTTCAGCTATAGAATCGTATATTGAAAAATATGTTGGTGTTGATTTTAATGGAGATAATCGTGATCCAGGAGACATGGGAGACATGTATTTTGGAAGGACATTAGAAGACTGGGCGAAATTTGATATTAGTAATAGAACAAAGTTTGATGCAGCGATTAGTTCAGGGTTAGCTATCATGGCTAACCAGAAACACTTATACACACCATCTAAACAAAAATCAAAAATAAGTATTAACTTTGCAAGATATAATAACAAGAATACACTAAGTAAAATAATTACATGAAAGCAGCCACAATAGATATACAATCTGCTGCGTTCCCTGATCAGTTCGTATCCGATAAACAAAAAGCTTCTAAGGAGTTCGGATTACAAGTCGGTCAAGCTATACAATATGAATGGTTTAGAAAGGATGGCATGAATTGTAGATTTTATTCTCAATGGGCCGATTTCAATAGACTAAGATTATATGCGAGGGGAGAGCAGTCAGTAGGAAAGTACAAAAACGAATTAGCAGTAGATGGAGATTTGTCTTATCTAAATTTAGACTGGACTCCTGTTCCTATTATCCCAAAATTTGTGGACATAGTAGTCAACGGAATGTCAGATAGATTGTTTAAAGTTAATTGTGTATCTCAAGATGCAATGTCTGCTGAGAAGCGAAATGATTTCCAGAAGATGGTGGAGGTTAATGTAGCTGCTCAAGATTTATTTCACCAGGTAGAAAAAGATTTTAACATGGAGGTGTTTCAGGTTGATCCTAAAACTTTACCTCAGAGTGATGCAGAGATGGAATTATATATGCAGCTTAACTATAAGCCAGCTATAGAAATTGCAAACGAAATTGCTATCAATACTATGTTCGAGGAAAGTCATTATGTAGATACTCGTAAAAGAGTTGATATGGACTTAACTACACTGGGTATTGGTATAAGTAAACATTCATTTTTACCAGGAGCAGGGGTTCAAGTAGATTACGTTGATCCTGCGAATGTAGTTTATAGTTATACAGAAGATCCATACTTTAAGGATTGCTTTTATTGGGGCGAGATTAAAACAGTTCCAATTTCAGAAGTAATAAAAATAGATCCAGAATTGACAGAAGAAGATATGGAAGAGATATCCAAGTATAGTCAATCTTGGTATGACCATTACAATGTAGCATATGAGAACAGCATGTTCCATAGAGATACTTGTACTCTTTTATATTTTAATTACAAGTCTACTAATAGTTTTGTATACAAGAAAAAGAAAACTGCTGAAGGTACTTTTAAGACAGTAGAAAAAGACGATGAGTTTAATCCACCACAAGAGATGATGGAGGAACAAGGCTTTGAAAGAATAGAAAAACGAATTGATGTTTGGTATGAGGGTGTAATGGTAATGGGTAGTAATTTACTTATTCAATGGCAGATGATGGAGAATATGGTTAGACCTAATTCAGCAAGTCAAAATGCTATGCCTAATTATGTAGCCTGTGCTCCAAGAATGTATAAAGGTTCATTAGATTCTTTAGTTAAAAGAATGATTCCTTTTGCTGATTTAATTCAGATAACACATTTAAAAATACAACAAGTAGTTTCTAAGGTAGTTCCAGATGGAGTCTTTATAGATGCCGATGGATTAAGTGAAGTAGATTTAGGAACAGGAAATGCTTATGATCCATCAGATGCTTTACGACTTTACTTCCAGACAGGTAGTGTAGTTGGTAGAAGCTATACTCAAGATGGAGATTTTAATAATGCTAAAGTTCCTATTACACAATTAAATTCTAATAGTGGTCAAGGTAAAATGCAAATGCTTATTGGTAACTATAATCATTATTTAAATATGATTAGACAAGTTACTGGACTTAACGAAGCAAGAGATGCATCAATGCCAGATCCTAATTCATTAGTTGGTGTACAGAAACTTGCAGCATTAAATTCTAATGTAGCAACCAGACATATTTTAAACTCAAGTCTTTATATAACTAAGACTTTAGCAGAATGTTTATCTATAAGAACAGCTGATGTATTAGAGTACGCAGACTTTAAAGATGAGTTTGCTATGCAGATTGGTAAATATAACTTAGGTATAATAGAGGATATAAGAAATTTATACATATATGATTTTGGAATCTTTATTGAAATGTCACCTGATGAAGAAGAGAAAGCTCAGCTTGAGCAGAACATTCAGATGGCTTTACAAAAAGGTGGTATTGACCTGGAGGATGCTATTGACATCAGAACTATTAACAATCTTAAGATGGCTAATCAACTCTTAAAAGTTAAGAGAAAACAAAAAGCTACAGAAGAACAACAACAAAAAATGCAAGCTCAAGCTATGCAAGGAGAACAACAACAACAACTCCAGGCAGCAGCAGCACAAGCTAAGATGCAACAAACTCAAGCTGAAATACAAGCTAAGATTCAAGTCAAACAAGCAGAAATTGCTTTTGAAATTGAGAAGCAAACTAATGAAGCTGAATTAAAACGTAGGCTTATGGATGTTGAGTTTAATTATCAAATGCAGTTAAAAGGAATGGCAGAATCTCAAATTGATCAAAGAGAGAATCAAAGAGAGGAAGCTAAATCAAGTCGTATAAGTCAAGCAAATACACAACAATCTAAAATGATAACACAAAGGAAAACAGGTGGACAGCCTATAAACTTTGAGTCTAATGAAGATAGTTTGGATGGGTTTGATCTATCTGAGTTTAATCCAAGATAGTGGCTTAAGAATTAAATTAAATTAGTATTAACTTTGTAAAAATTAAATCAAATGGAAAATCAAAAAATCGTTGTAAAAGAAGTCACAGGACTTGAAGAGAAATCATCTCAAGAAATTGAGCAAGCTTTACTTGCAAAACATGAAGAGAAATTCTCAGTAAAAGATGAATCAACTACGTCAGATGAACCTGTAGTAGTTAACGAAATAAAGGAAGAAGCTAAAGCTGAAACCCAAGAAGCTCCCTCATCTGAGTTAAAAGATGAAGACGTTCTTTCTTATATAAAGAGTAGATATGATAAAGATATCAATTCGGTAGATGAGTTATTTGAAACGAAAGAATCAAATGAAACTTTACCAGAAGATGTTGCAGCATATTTTAAGTACAAAAAAGAAACTGGTCGTGGAATTGAAGACTTTGTAAAATTACAAAAAGACTTTGAGGATATGGACAGCGACCAAGTGTTGACTGCTTTCTATTCATCTACCGAAGAAGGGTTAGATGCTATAGACATTCAAGATATTATTGAGGATAAGTTTTCTTATGATGAAGATTTAGATGATCCAAAGGGTATTAAGAAAATTCAGTTAGCAAAAAAACGAGAACTTGTAAAAGCTAAAAAGTTTTTGAATGAACAAAAAGATAAATATAAAACTCCTCTTGAGTCAAGTGGGGGTGGATTATCTGATGAGGACAAACAAAAATATGATAGCTATAAAAGTTATATAGAGGAATCAAAAACCACTCAAGAAGCACAGCAAAGAAGGTATGATTATTTTCTCAATAAAACCGATGAGGTTTTTAACGATGAATTCAAAGGTTTTGAGTTCAATGTCTGAGAGAGTACATTTACTTTTAAGCCTGGTGATAGAACTGAGCTAAAAAACAGACAATCAGATGTAAATAATTTCGTGAACAAGTTCATGGATGAAAAAACAGGAATGATTAATGATGCGAAGGGATACCACAAAGCTATGTCGGTTGCAATGAACATAGACAAGTTTGCTGAATTTTTCTACAATCAAGGGGTGACTGCGACTGTAGATAATGTAAGTAAAAAATCTAAAAACATTAATATGAATGTGCGACAAGCACCTGGTATTAGAGCTAAGGATGGTCTACAAATTAAAGCAGTTGGCGATACGAGTAGTGGAAGAGGACTCAAAATTAGAAGTATAAAAAATAATTAATAATTAAAAATTTAAAAAAATGGCAGTACAAGGCTTACCAGGATTTGATCTACAACCCTCTTCGGAGAGAGTAGCACTTCCTTCAAATTACATTACCAACTTCGATTTCTTAAATCAATATCTTCCAGATACATACGAGAAAGAATTTGAGCGTTATGGTAATAGAACAGTAGCATCATTCTTAAGAATGGTTGGTGCTGAAATGCCTTCTAATTCAGATATGATCAAATGGGCTGAACAAGGTAGATTGCATACAAAATATGTAGATGTAACTTTAGCAGTAACAGGTGGTACTGTAGGTGTATTAACAGTTAATGATGTATTAAATCCAATAGGATCTAACATCGCTGTTAGAATTGGACAGACTATCTTTATTTCTGACAATACTCCAGGATCAGTTATCAGTAACAAAGCTGTTGTAACAGGTTCTACACAGAATACTATTACTGTAGCATTCTATGAGATCGCAGCAGTAGTTCCAGCAACTCCTTCAAAATTAACTGTAATGATTTACGGTTCTGAATTTGCGAAAGGAACATCTGGAATGGTTGATTCATTAGAAGCAAACGATGTTTTCTTTGATAACAAACCAATCATCATCAAGGATACTTACGAAGTAAGTGGTTCTGACATGGCACAAATTGGATGGGTTGAAATTCAAACTGAGAATGGTGGATCAGGGTACTTATGGTACATGAAGTCTGAGCACGAAACTCGTTTACGTTTTGAAGATTATCTTGAAACAGCTATGATTGAAGCAGTACCAGCAGCTCCAGGTTCAGGTGCAGAAGCAGCTTTATCTACATCAGCAGGAGCAGCAGGAGTAATCAATGCAGGTTCTGAAGGTGTATTCTATGTGGTAAACAATAGAGGAAATGTTTGGGGTGGTGGAAATCCAGTTACTCTTGCAGGTTTCGATACTGTTATCCAAAGACTTGATAAGCAAGGTGCTATTGAAGAAAATGTAATTTTCGTTGATAGACAATTCTCTTTTGATATAGATGATATGTTAGCAGCACAAAACTCTTACGGAGCAGGTGGTACTTCATATGGTTTATTTGACAATGATGAGGATATGGCTTTAAACTTAGGTTTCACAGGATTCCGTAGAGGTTATGATTTCTACAAGTCTGATTGGAAATACCTAAACGATGCTTCAATGAGAGGTGATATCGTTGGTGGAAAAGTTGGTGGGCTTTTAGTTCCTGCTGGTTCTACATCTGTTTATGATCAAGTAATGGGCAAGAATGCTAAGAGACCATTCTTACATGTTCGTTACAGAGCATCAGAAACTGAAGACAGACGTTACAAAACTTGGATTACTGGTTCTGCTGGTGGTGCAAGAACATCTTCTTTAGATGCTATGCAAGTTAACTTCTTGAGTGAAAGAGCTTGTTGTACTTTAGGTGCAAACAACTTCTTCTTATTCCAAGACTAAGTAACACTAATTTAGGGGAGGATTAATTTCCTCCCCTTTTTTTAACTTTAATTAAATTATATAAAATGAAAACAAAAAAAACAATAGTAGCTAAATCCTACAAATTAAAAAATGATAGAACTCCTTTAGCATATATGCTTTCTTCTCACCACTCTAAAAGAACTAATCTTTTACATTTTGATGAAGAGACAGGGGTTAATAGACCACTTCGTTATGCAAGAAACCAAAGATCTCCTTTTGAGGATGAGCAAGATGGTAACGCAATAATGGAGCCTATTGTATTTGAGGATGGAATGCTTCATGTACAAAAAACAAACCAAGTACTTCAACACTTCCTTTCTTTACATCCTGGTAATGGAAATTTATTTGAGGAAATAAATGAAGCAAAAGACGCTTCTGAAATGATGGAAATGGAGAATATAATTTTAGACTCTCAACTTTTAGCTCGTGATTTATCTATAGATAAAATGGCTACTGTAGGTAGAGTTCTTATGGGGTCTCAGGTGGATAGTATGAGTACAGCTGAATTAAAAAGAGATATATTAGTTTTCTCAAGAAATTATCCTATTGAATTTATGGATGTTTTAAATGATCCAACTTTACAAGTAAAAGATGATGTAGTTGTTTTCTTTCAAAAAGGGATACTTACTTTAAGAAATAAACAAAGAGATGTGTACTTTAATTTGCCTCAAAATAAAAAGAAACTATTAACTGTTCCTTTCGGAGAAGATCATAATGACATAGTTGCTTCTTACATGCAAAGAGATGAAGGAATAGAAACGTATAAGCTTTTAAAGAAAAATTTATAAAAGCATATAAATATAATAAAAGAGACACCCTAAAAAGGGTGTTTTTTTTTATGTATATTTGCACTTTATTAACTAAATAATTTTTATATTATGGAAAAATTCCTAAAAATTTTTGTAACCGCTGCTGACATAACAGGAGGGTTCAGGATTATAAGCCTGAACAACATTATAGCAGTAGAACAAGCTTCTGCAACTACAGTGACTATAATTTATAGTGATGCTGCAGCAACGCTAAAAACTATGACCATTACTCATGACGCATTACCGGCATACGCAGCTGCAACTCCGGGCCTATGTAACGCAATGAGAGACTGGTTTACTGATAGCATGGTAATTGCTTTAGCACAGTCTTGGCAAAAATCATCGACTACTGGTATTGCTCCACTACCACTTAATGCTGCAGGTACTGCTCATGTAACAATTACAAAAGCGATCTTGTCCTAATTTTTACTGGTATATTAAGAGAGGCCTACAAATAAAGTGGGCCTCTTTTTTTTTACTATCTTTGTGAAAACATTTAAAGTTTATGGCAGCATCAATAAATGAGGTACGAAATACTGTATTGGCAATAGCTAATAAAAATAATTACGGGTATATATCTCCTCAAGATTTTAATCTTTATGCTAAACAAGCACAAATGGATATGTTTGAAGATTATTTCTATCAGTATAATAATTGGATAAATAAAGAAAATCAAAGAGTTTCAGGGACAGGATATGCTAATATTGTAAAAGGCATAGTAGAGGTTATAGATAGTTTTTCAGCTTCAGTATTTTTAGGGCAAACTAACGCTAACACTTTTGCATTGCCAAACGATTATTATTTAATAAATAAATTATTTTATTATTCTAAACCTTTATTTACGGGTACAAACACAGCTATAACAGTAGGGCAGCTTGATGATGCTGCTGCGGTAGGATGGACAACTATACCTGTCTCAGCTCCAACACCTCCTATTGGGAGTTTGGTAGTTAATACAACAACTTTAACACAAGCTTTTGTTACTGGAGTTGTAAATGCAAATGCTTTATCATTAAGTGATGATATATTTTTAGCGGTAGGAAATAGTTATGTTATATATTCAAATACAGATATTAAAGAAGTAGAAAGAGTAAATCAAAATAAAATATTTTTACTAACAAGTTCTATGCTAACAGCTCCAACAAAAACTTTTCCTGCTTATGTATTAGGCGGGGCGAGTTCTAATACCGCTATTGGAACTTTAGGGAATACAGTTACAATTTATCCTACAACTATACTTAATGCAGGAGATATACAGGCTCAATACATTAGATACCCAGTTGATCCTCAGTGGACCTGGCAATTTTTAGTAGGAGGAGAGCCTCAATTTAATCCAGGTGCTGCAGATTTTCAAGAGTTTGAGTTACCAGATTCAGATGAGCCAAGTTTAGTTGCAAAAATTTGTCAATACGTAGGTATTGAAATTAGAGAAGATATGGTGTATAAATTTGGAGGAAATGAAGAAACTTTAGATAACCAAGAAACAGCTTAATTATGTCATATATTACAGATTATCAATATTACGAAAACGGTATAGTACCCCCAGTAGGGCCTACTTCTGAAGAAAATTGGGGATCATACCAATATGTTACTTTAGAAAATATAGTTAATAATTTTATGTTAATGTACCAGGGTAATCATGAAATTATTAATAACATAAATAGATATCAAGTTTTATTTCACGCAAAAAGAGGGATTCAAGAATTGAATTACGATGCGATGAAAGAAATAAAAATATTAGAATT